CCAAACTGACTAAGGTTGAAGTCTATGTCACTGATGTTATAAACACCTCTCATCACATACACATCGGGATCGTACTTGCGATCTCTGTTTTCTAAAAACAATAGATCCTGTATGTTGGCCACATTATCAGTGGCGTATGTAGGGGTACTGGGAGTGTCACCTTGTATTGCAGCTCCTGTGCCTATGTATCTGTGAACCAACACATCTGTTCCGCCAACCTGAAACATTTCCCAAGCGGATCTATCGATAAAGCGGAAATCGTTGCCCTTTTCGGGACGGTATAAACTGAGTCTTGGCATAGTCATATATTTACCGCTACGATAAATACTTGTATGAGCACATCAGATCAAGCCAAAAACTCTGTTTACAACTACTGCAAAGCCATGCTAGGCGATGGTATGGTAGATGTAGAATTAGATCCCATACACTACGACACCGCACTTAACCGTGCTCTAGCAGTTTTCCGCCAGCGCAGCGATAACGCTGTGGAGGAAAGCTATGCGTTTTTAACCCTAACTGAAAGTACTAACGAGTATATACTACCTAAAGAAATACAACAGGTACGTCAGATATTCCGTAGATCAGTAGGATCGAGAACTGGTAACGGCACAGGCGGCACAGTATTTGAGCCATTTAATCTAGCCTACGCTAACACCTATTTGTTAAGCTCAACTAACATGGGTGGATTGCTGACCTATGAACTGTTTAGTCAGTATCAAGAATTAGTGGGCAAGATGTTTGGGTCGTTTATTAATTTTACCTGGCATCCACAAAGTCATAAAATTATCATACATCAACGTCCTCGAGGTGAGGAATCAGTGATGCTGCAAGTCTACAATTCTAAACCAGATTTTGCCATTATAGATGATGTGTATTCAGGACAATGGATTAAGGATTATGCTCTAGCTAACTGCAAAATGATGCTAGGACAGGCCCGAAGCAAGTTTGGACAGATCGCAGGACCGCAGGGTGGTACACAACTCAACGGCACAGCACTGATCACAGAGGCTCAAACCGAAATGGAAAAGCTAATGGAAGACCTCAAAACTGGTATTACTACTCAGGGATGGGGTTGGATAACCGGTTGACCTTATAACTAATCTATATTATAATTGTTCTAAAGGGGACAATTTATGATCATAGGTGTATGCGGTTTTATAGGCTCGGGCAAAGATACCGTGGCCGACTATCTAGTTAATTTTCACGAATTTCGCAGAGAAAGTTTTGCTTCAACACTCAAAGATGCCGTGGCCAGTGTGTTTGGTTGGGATCGAACCATGCTGGAAGGGCGCACAGCACAGGCTCGAGAATGGCGGGAACAGGTAGATCCGTGGTGGGCAGAACGCTTAGACATGCCTACCCTAACTCCTAGATGGGTTCTACAATACTGGGGCACAGAAGTATGCCGCAGATCGTTTCATGACGACATATGGATCGCTTCATTGGAAAACAAACTACGCACCAGCAAAGACCACATAGTTATTTCGGACTGCCGTTTCCCCAACGAAATCAAATCAATCAAAGATGCAGGTGGGCAGATTGTTTGGGTACAGCGTGGTGAGTTGCCCGAATGGTATGCCGATGCTATCAGCGCCAATCAAGGCAACAACGTAGGTCTTAATGCCATGAAGATGCGTAAAATACATGCATCAGAGTGGGCATGGTTAGGCAGCGATTTTGACAGTATCGTTGATAACAATGGCTCTATTGATGAACTGTATGCACAGAGTGCGAATTTAGTAGTCGGCCACAAGATCGCCTTGCCGCCAAGTGATGCCCTCTTTGCCTAAAATAGCAGCACAGTTCAAGCACACGGTTTTGAGATTGTTAGGTCTGCAGTTGTTGAGATTTTCATCTATGTGGAACACACGAAACACCTCTGTGTATTGAGATCGACATCCGCATTTTTCACATACAGTCTTAGGTTTATATCCGGCACGTTGCCAACGAGGTACGTGAGTACCTGCACCGTGTGCTAAACAGATTTCACACAGTGTTCTGTAGTAGGCACGAGTATCTTTATAGTAATTAATGGCTCTAGGGCGCTGTGCGCAGGCCTTGCAGAGTGGTCGCATCTGATATTTACCCTTTTACGCCCCTTTTGTTTGGTGGCTAACTCGCTGTTTTTGGAATAGTATGCTAAATATTATGAGCAACTATTACCAGGAGAATAGGCGATATGGCACTAACATCACCAGGCGTACAAGTTACGGTAATCGACGAGAGTTTTTACACACCAGCAGAACCTGGTACAGTCCCTCTTATTGTCGTAGCTACAGCCCAAGATAAAACCAATGGGGCTGGCACAAACACAGCTTCAGCAACAACTAAAGCAAATGCCGGCAAAGCATTTAAAGTTACCAGCCAGAGAGATCTTACAGATCTGTTTGGGGTTCCGTTCTTTGAGCAGACAGCGAGTTCAACTCCTATCCATGGCTCAGAGCGCAACGAATACGGTCTACTAGCAGCCTACAGTTTGCTAGGAGTCAGCAACGCAGCATTTATTGTTCGCGCTGATGTAGACCTAGACCAACTTGCAGCATCAGTCGACGCCCCGGGAGCAAATCCAGTAAACGGCAAATGGTGGTTGGACACACAGGCCACAACTTGGGGTATCCAAGAGTGGAACAGTGCCGCAGGATCAACTGCAGGCGGTCAGAAATTTACCAACAAAGTACCGATGGTGCTAACAGATGCAGATTATCCTTCCAAGATATCCGGTAATGCACCTAAAGAAGCTGTGGGACAAATTGGCGACTACGCAGTAGTGTTCCAAACTGTAGAAGGCGACACTTCCTATGGTACTACTGAAGATCTTGCAAGAATCTATTACAAGTCTGCTGGTAACGGTACAGTTGCAGGTGGTGGCACACAGGTAGACGCAGGTGAATGGGTACTGCTTGGATCTAATGCATGGAAGGCCAGCTGGCCAGTAGCAACAAGCTCAACATATGCAGGCACACAGTCAGGTACTTTGTTTATTAACAGTACTTCGATTGTCGCAGGAAATGTGACCACAACAGCAGCTAACATTAACACAGCAGCTATCACAGGCGTAACTGCAAAGGCATTGGCCAACAAGTTGTACATTTATTCCGATGGTAGATCTGTTTCAGACGGCGCAGCTGGTGACTCAACTGGCGCGGACGGAAGAATATTCTTAGACAACGGCACAGCATCGTGGGACACTCTTGGTATCACTACAGGTGAATACATCAGTCCTACACTGCAACAAACACCACACACAGATGTTCCTGCTTTTAAACGCAGCGATAACACAACCACTGTAGCAGGTGCTGCTACAGGGTCTGTATGGATCAAAACCACTGAACCAAACAAAGGCGCTAGATGGAGAGCCAAGCAGTGGAGTTCAGCTACATCATCATGGGTAGCATCAGAAGCTCCTATATATGCATCTACAAATGCTGCACTTTACTATCTAGATCGCAGTGGTGGCGGCGCTAACATTGGCACAGACACATTGTTTGTGCAGAGCAATGCACAAGAAAACACTGGCTTTGATACAACACCTAACACAGCTGAATTCCGTGTATGGTACAGAAACATATCACCTGGCCAAGGCACCAGCGTGACCAGCAATATTATCAAGAGCGGTACATTTACTGCTAGCGCCACAAAAGTGTTTACGCTGGCTGAAAGCCTAGTAGGTCAGTTGGCCCTAGACACAGCTAAGACAATTACCTTGAGTACTGCTAATTCAAATGCACCAACCAGTGACAACACAGATGCAGACAAACTTGCAGCAGCTATCAACGCAGCTGGATTTACAAATATCGAAGCGTCGGTGGTAGCTGTTTCAACCACTCAAAGCAGATTGGTAATCACACACAATGAAGGTGGTGATTTTAGATTAACAGACAGCACAGGTACACCGTTGGCCGCACTGTTTACCCCATACAATCTCAAGACTAGAGAAGGTACACAAAACTTCTATAATATTTCATTGGGAAGTGGAGCAGTAGGCGCAGAAGATCTTGCT